CCTCGCAGGTATTGTGGAAGCTGTTCGAGCGTGCTGCCCCCGCTGATATCGCGAACTTGGCCACGATTTAGGCTTGCTGCCTGCGCCTGCTGGGTGCCGTATCCCTGAGCACCTTCGGCCTTTGCCGCGTCGTAGCCCTGAGACGCTGCCGTTGCTGCCTGATAGCCCTGAGCGTTATAGCCCGTCGCATCGTAGCCTGTAGGCCCGCTGAAGCCCTGCGCCGTGTAATTGGCGTTACCCTGAAACATCGACGGGTCGTAGGTTGCGGCCTTGATTTGGTCTGGAGTATATCCGGCTGCACGCATGGCAGCATCTTTTCCAGCCGCTACAGATTCTGAACCTGTACCACCAATTTTTCTGGCAGCTTCAAACGCGGCCAACTGGTCAGCCGTAAATCCCGCAGGCCCGCCTATAGTTGCAGGCGTGTAGCCCGCCGCCGTCTTGTTCGCGTCTTCAATGTTCTTGTAAACCTGCTGCTGAATAATTGGGTCGATAGTTGTTGACGCGGTATTGTTGCTTGTCTGCGTCTGGTCCGTTTTTGTTGTGGTCTTGTTACCTTTACCCATTGCCCAGCTCCTTTGCCATGCCCACCCACCGCTCCGCGTACCCGTCACCCACTAGGAATGACCGCAACCACCCGCGCCGCCCCGCCATCGTTACCGCAGAACATCCCTGCGTCAGCGCCCACGGCTCAATCTCACGAATTATGGCCCGAACACCCTCCAGTGATCCGCCACCGAGGAACATGTGGCAGACGCGCTTCAGCGGGTAAGTCTCCAATTCTGTGATAACAAACGAATCGCCGCTCTGCCAATACTGGAGTTCCCCGCGAATCACCGCATCCCGAACATGCTCGAAGCGATGAGTTCCGCCGGAATGCTCGAGCGCCGCTTCAATACCAGCCTGGTTGAACTGATCGTGTGTGAGAATCGGCATCATATCGCGGTCCCCGAAACTGCGCCTGCATTGCTTACTGTGATTGTGTACCGCGTCCCGTTGGGCGAGGTCATAATCAGCCGCATCCCGGAAACCAGCTCGATGTCCTGCTGGCGCTTGAGGTTTCGCGTGTCGGCCAGTTCGATTTCTCGGTTTCGACGTGCTTCTTCGCTCTGGACGTAACGCGCCCCAGGATCTGGTAGTCTCATCGCCGCCCCCCTGCTACCGCATCAAGCCTGATATTGCCGACGCGCCAATCCGCATCGGTCGCCCCAAGCAACTGCATCGCAACTTGTCGCCCAGTAAATCGCATATCAGTGTAGGCCGATGGCGTATACGGCCCATAGCTTGACGTGTCGCCCTCTGGAGTAAATTTGGTTGTGAACGTCATGTTCACTTGCCCGGATGTCTTTTCGTCTGGCACCATCTGGCGTACCGCCATTACCTGATCACCTGTACCGAGTTCCACAGGCCCGGAAGTGGCATAGCGCCCGGTCGTGATGGCCGTGCCGTTGTTTGTCCATCCATACTCATGCTCGTAAACGTAACCGCTGGAGTCCACCGCCATTGGGTACGGGAACACGCCGGAATCAGCCCAGCACGTTCGCGCAAGGCTCCCAATGTTCCACGTCTTCTCGCGGTAGTTCCAAGTAACGTAGCGGTCCACCTCATCGCTTGCCGACGAACAGTAAAACCACCAGACCTCGCCAAACTTGGAATTGTGACCCGCGTAGACTTTCGCAAGCTGCACCAGATTGATGTCGCCAAACACATAATCCGACACGTCGCAGGGGATATCCCGCAGAGCGCCATCGTAGTAAAAGAACCCGCTCCCGCCCATCCATGCCGCGCCAGCCTCAATCACGGCCACTGCATTCGGCCCAGCGATGCCGCAGAACCCGCCAACGCGCCGCACTGCGTAAATGAAGGGAGGCCCGACGTATTGCAGGGAGTGAACGTCTGTATCTGTCCAGATCAGAACTTCATTAGGAAGCCGTCGCCCGCAGCGAATCCGACCGTTCGTCTGTAACTCAACGTCGCCCGCAGTATTCGTACTTGATGGCGTCCAGGTGGTGTTAACTTCCTGATCGCACCACTTAATCTGGCGCGGATTCGAGGAAGCCCCAAGCGCCAACTGGTAGCGTTCCGCTGTCACCATCGTGGCAACGCACCCTGTAGGAGCGCCCGATATTGCCGCCGCAATCGTTCCTGTGTTGAGTTCCCACTGGTAGAGCTTGCCGTCGTAGTTTGAGCACCCGACAAGGTATTGCCCCCAGTTGTCAAAACTCCATGTAGTTGCGTCCAGAACGCCTACGACTACTGGCGCAGCGCCGAAGGCTCCGGTACCGAAGACACCGCCACCAAAGCCGTTACCCGGCAGAGAGTCAGCCCGCCCAGACGAGAACCCGGATGGCGTCACGTCGTAGAGCGAACCGCCGTTGTAAATGTAAAGCCCAGAGTGTGTTCCGATTGCGACCCACCGGTTTGTGCCGTAGTCGCGCCACGGGAACATGCCCCGAGCCAGCCCAGACACCGCCCCAGATACCGGACGCCGCCAGCCGCCAACAGGCCGAATCGTCCCCTCAAAAAACCGCACAAGCGAGGCATCGTACCACCTGCCCTGCGCCTGGTAGTTAGTGCCGTTCCGGTAGATTCCGGGCGGGATTTTGAGCGGGATCAACATGGATCGCTATTCCCACCACCGAACGATCACGATTCCTGAGCCGCCCGCGCCCGCCGGGTAAGTGGCACTGTAGCCACCACCGCCGCCGCCGCCAGTGTTGGCTGCGCCAGCCGTGCCTGATGCCGCTTGTGTGGAACCGTTGCCGCCACCGCATGAACCTGCGCCGCCAGTATAAGATCCCATCCCTCCACCACCGCCCCCGTACCCTTCTGTTCCGATTCCGCCGCCGCCCCCGTGCCCTTGAGCGGTTGAAGCAAGAAGCGTAAATCCGTTTAGCCCTGCACCACCTGCGCCGCCGCCGCCCCCGGAACCCACGCCGACGCCGGTGTAGTTGTTATCTATCCATCGCCCGCCGCCGGACGATGCAACCGAGTTCCCCGATGCGCCGCCGCTTGCCGCTGCCCCTGCACTGCCGCCCTGCCCGCCCGTAGCCGTCAATAGCGACCCGAATGTCGTGCTTGACCCGGCAGTGCCCGCTGTACCACTACCCGCTGCGCCACCCGCGCCGATTGTGACTGTCACGTTCGCCGTGACGTTTAGCCCGAAAGCGTGATTGACTGAGCCGCCACCACCACCGCCTCCACCTAAAGTGTCCCGTCCCCCACCACCGCCTCCCCCAACCGCGATAACTTCGACGTAGCCCGCCGCAAGCAACGCGGCAGACGGCGTGAATGTCCCGCTGGCTGTAAAGGTCTGGCTTTTTTGAACTCGACCAGAAATATATGACATTTAGTAAATCCCCCAGTTTGTGCCGTCAGAAACAAATGTGTAGGCGTCGTACTGTCTGGCAATCGTCACCGTTGATTGGCCGTCGATAGTTTGCCCGCCCGTCGTCGCTACTGTAACCGCGTTTGAATCCGATGTCGTCTTTTTGACTTGGACAAGTTTTCCTGTATTCCCTGCCGCAGTAAATAGTGTCGCCGTCACCGCGCCGCCAGCAGTGCTGACCTTTACGTAGTGGTCCTGATACGTTAGCGTCAGCGTTGTGTTTGTGGTGATTGACTGGAAGCCAGCCGTGAACGAGCCAGCAGATGTCGTCTGCTCCGTCGCATCGGGGAAAACAATCTTGGTGCCGATTGTGACGATGGTGCCCTTGACCGCCGCTGGCGTGGTCTGGCCAATAGGCGAGTTTTCCAGCGATGTTAGCCCGGTAACCGTCCCGCCTGTAACGGCAACCGCAGAAGCCGCCTGAGTCGCAATCGTGCCAAGCCCGAGGGCCGTTCGTGCGCCAGATGCCGTTGCTGCGCCTGTTCCGCCTTTCGTCAACAACAGAACTGGCCCGGTCGTGAACAGCGCGTCGATGCTGTCAAGATCCGTGTTTAGCTTCGTCCCCCATGTATCAGTGGACGCGCCAACTTCCGGTTTTGTCAGCCCAAGGTATGTTGTTGTTGTATCAGCCATTATTGCCTCGCGTTGTTGATTGTAACGCCTGTGTAGACGGCTCCGGTTATCACGTTGAGCACGATGTTCTCGCGGTCCCAGAACGCGCTGTGCGGGAGCTTGTGCATGAGTTCCTGTCCCGGCCCAAGCCAGATAAACAGCCCAATCTTCATGCGATTGAACCGTCCCTTGTTGAGGCTGCACCCGTCCGCCAACTGGAGGAACGGGTTCAGCTCGCAACCGCCGCGCCGAATACCCTGATACGTGGTTGTTATGTCGCCGACTGAGGCCACTGCTGCAAACGCCGCCGTAGCCCTGCGCCATTTTACCCGCGCCGGAATCTGGTCGTGTCGCGCCTTTACGGCCTTGGCAACCTGAACGAGATCAATCGAGAATGACGCAGCAAATGACGGGACTGCCAGCAAAGCGGCCAGCAGTAGCCGTTTCACTTGGCTGCCGCCTTGCACGCCACTTCAGTGCCTGATTCATCGACAGCGTCAGTGCCGCAAGCCGCTTTGATGTCAGCCATTGCTTTCTCGTAGGCCGCTTTGCTCTTCGTCAGTTCAGCTTGAATCTCCAGATACCGAGCCGTGTTGCTGTGGTAGCTAGCTAAAGCCTTCCAGCGTTCCTTTAGTAGTAAGTCAGAGAGCTTAGGTGAATCCGCTGCAAGGCGCGGTTCAATGAACATTGACATTGTCAGTAACATTCCTGCGATGAGTGTTTTCATATTGTTTCCCTATTTCCAGATCGGCATAAAGCCCGTTGTGCCGTCTGAGGTGATGACCGTAATCCATGTATAGGGAGCAGTCAATATCGTAGCGGGCGAGTTTGCACCGAGCAAGGCTGAATTCGCTCCGGTTGAGTTCGTGATACTGAACTTCAACTTACCCACTAAATTTGTGGCATACGTAGACCGTGGTGTAATGTCGAGATTGGCAGTACCTCGATTGTATGAAATCTTACCACTGTTGGCGTCTACCTGATCGCTGCCTAGCAAAATCGCAGCATCTGCAGTAGAGTCGTAAACTCTGGCACTTCCTAATACGTCTAACTTAACTCCCGGCGCTGTCGTCCCGATGCCCACGCTGCCTTGCACAATCATTCCCGCTGCGGGTGCGTCGGATGCGGCGTAGGTAGTGCCAACTGAAATCGCTCCAACTCTGATTCCCGTATAGCCATTAGTTGCATTGAAAAGACCAAAAGGTTGTAGGCTGGCGTTGTTGCTTGTAATCCTGAGAGCACCAGCTTCATCGCCTACCGAGAACGCACCTGTTCCAGTGAATCGCCCAATGCCAGCCACTTCCAATTTTTGAGATGGCGTTGCAGTCCCGATGCCTAGCCTGTTGTTTGTCGCGTCCCAAAAGAACTGCCCAGCGTCCTGATCGAGTGTGCCAGAGGCCGAGACGTACGGCACCGAGCCAACTGTGGTCAGGTTCGTGGCCCCGCCCACAGGCCCACCGCCAGTAGCCATCGGGATCATCGGAGGTGTTTGCGCAGCAAGGCCAAAGGCAAACAGGATGGCAATTAGATTCTTCATCGACGGCCCCAGATGCTGTAATTGCATCCCGCGCCAGATGCAGAAATTGCCAGAGATGTCGGGATGTAGGCACCCTGCAACACCAGAAGGCTGACTATCTGGTTTGCCGCTACGGGGATAGCCGTCATCGCGCCAACAGCGTTCCCGTCCGTGATAGTCACCGTGCGGGCTGTCGTACACATGACCCACCCGCCAAGAACCACCACGCTACCCGTCAAAATGACAGTGGGTGATGTCGGCATAGCCTGCGGCTCCATCAGCCATGTAGGGTTAACGGGGCCGGGAGGATACACAATTGGCGTAGCCGACTGGCTCCAGAGCGCCCCCGCTACCACCAACGCCAATGCGATAAATCGTTTCATCCGATGCTCCTTCCTCGTACTGCAATGCGCTGGCCCACGCTGCTGCGTTGGTCTTCCAGCAAGATGTCCTGAATGATTGCGTCGAACAACCCGGCCCAGATGCCTATGCGGTCGTCGTCCTTGAGGTAGGGAGCCGAGTGTACCAGGGAGCCGTAGAGGTAGGCGTCCGGGTGCTTGCTCAACAGCCAGTTTGACGTATTGCCGTCTGACAAAGCCGTCAGAGCCGCATAGTAAACCAGTTCGGCTGTGTAGGTTGTATCCGGGGTCGGATTGACCCGCAAATATCCTCCCTCGATTGTATACCAAATTGGCTCACCTGTAGAGTCCCATCTTTCGGCGCTCTTGATGTCCATTTCTTCCGGCGTGCAATACGTGAGCGGCTGCGTCGGTGCCGAGGTCGTCAGCTTGACCTTAACAGCCTCGCGAAACGTGCCAGGTACCGCCGTGTATTCGCTGGAGATAGTGAACGCTGCGTTCCGCGTCCGCTGGTCCCGCGTGCGAAGAATGCGATTGCCCTTTGCCTCGCACATCGTAATAAAGTTTGGGATCGTCG